CGGAATTGGGTACATAAATGGGTATGTTATTTTTAGATAATTTATTTGCCAATCGACGAACTGGTGAATTTTTTTTATGACCTGTTTTTAATGAGGGTGCCAAAATAAAAAAATCATCAAATGAATATCCCTTGGAAATATAATACATCACTTCTTCATATGGACGACTCCCAAAACATTTACAAATAATATAACGTACTAAACTACCATCTTTTATAGCATTAATGCGATTTTTATGCAACATACCAAAATTAATAAAATTAGCGATTTGTCTGGTTACACGAAAACTTGTAGATAATGGACATTGAACCCACTTAAATTGATTAAAATCAAATAATGTATCAAAAAATTTCATATAACGCCAATCAGATTTATTCCATTTATTAATACATTGATTTATATCCCCAAGTAAACACAGTTTGGCATCCTCAAATTCATTGTCACAAATCAATTTACAAACCAAGTCATAATATAACGAATTAATATCCTGAATTTCATCAATTAAAATAATGTCATAGTGAAACGGTTTTTGTGGTTCCATGTCTTCCTTGATAATTTTAATAATTCCACTGTCTTCATATGCTTTGTAGTAATAACGAAATACACAAAATGAATGATAACTGTGGACTTCCATATTTGTAATACCCAGTTCTCTGGCGCGACGCCGAGAATCGATTTTTAAATCTTTATTATAAGTCAAAAGAAGAATTTTACAATTTGGAAATGTATTGGCGATATGTAAATTGGTAGTGGTTTTTCCACTACCAGCTACAGCATCGACCATGACATTATTTGTTTTTAATTGATTTAATATATGTTTTTGTTCATCAGAAGCTGGTTTTAACATTTTTACTAAATTCTTTATTCTATTTTCTTTTCTCATAATCTTTAAATGTCATTCAACAAAAAAATAAAATAAATAATTTTACTAACCACCCAAATCCAACTTTTTTACTCATCATCGTCGTCATCATCAAAAATCGCTGTAAAAATACACTTGATGATATGAACTTCCAATATAATCTGAAAAATGCCTGCAACAAATTCTGCTGGACTGACGTTGTTCAATTCCAACGATTCCTCTTTTTCTGTTTCACTTATATTTACTAAAATAGCTATCATACATCCTATTTTAAACACTAAAAAGGTCCACATCCATCCCGGATTTTTTACTGTTTTATGCGCAATATCGAAAAAGAGAAGTTGTGACAAATAACCCGTGAGATCACAAACTCCCTCCAAAAACCAAAATTTTTCAGTATCTTTTAACGACAACGACGAACACCAATCTGCCGCCACCAAAATAATAATTAGAAACACACCAAGTATCATATTGTGTGATTCACCTCGTCCTTTTCGGTAAAAGGTAAATTTGGAAATTACAAGTGAAACCAATGCTATGAGATTTGCAATCACCAACACAATTCCAACAGTAGTGGCATTGTCATCTAAATTAGCACTATATGCTAATTCAGTATATGTCACAGTGTAAGTTTCATTGCTATAATACTTGACAAAAGTGGTATTATATGTGCCATCAATAATACTGTGTCGAATACAATAACCCACCGCTGTTGTTACGACAATGAACAGCATCAACATTCCCAAATAAAATGAGATTCCACAGCGATTCCATTTTTTCAGAAATTGTGCATCACTTCGTTTTTCGTTAGCGTCTTTGCGAACGACATTTTTTTTCAATTGGTGAGCCACTAAATCAATCGCCAAATCAAAGAATTCAATAACGACAATATGTTCTGACGAAATGGATACATATCCATTATAAATACTCGTCTTTACACTTTTGGTGATTTCATCTCCAGACAAATTATCATCTGGATATATCTCATCATACCATTTTGACGCTCCTTCCAAATAATGGGAAACAGTATAAAATTGTATGAAGTTTTGGAGAAATTGGAGTGTAATGACCAAGCTCAACAGAATTAAAATTGCTTGTGGGAGTAATTTTACTGTTGTAAATTCATCAGATAGTTTTGTGATTTTATCGTCCATCAATGTGAAGAACGCAAAAATCATTGCTGATTTGGTACCAATAATAAAACTATAAAATCGCAAAAATTCTGTTCTCCAATAGTCGTCAAAATAAGGAATATATTCACCCAATTTGTGATATTCCTCAGTTATAATTCCCTCGCTCAAAACAATTGCAAAAAGAGTTATAATAAGAATATACAAGGTTGGATTTTTTGCCACTTGACAAATTAGAATTCCATGACCACTGTCTTTATTCACATGACTAATGGCAAATGCCATTGTGATAATAAAGACTGGGAAAAAGAGTCCAAATGTCAACCATGCATCATATTCTTTTGGACCATCTATAAAATTATTGGCAAAAGATGGTGAACTAGATTCCCAATTGATTTTGGAAAGATTGAAATCCATCGCGAAATAAATAGTTGAAAATTCCCACATATTAAAAAACAGTGTGGATAACAACATGAAAAACATTGTAACAGAAAGAATAAAAGTGTAGGTCGTTGATTTTGTCCAGACAAATTCATAATAATCATCCTCGTTATCCACTATAACATCTCCAAATTCGTCCATATTTAATGGGGGACAGGGTGGTTTAAAATTGTCTCTGGTTACAGTACTGTTTAAAGGTACAGTAGTTTCTCCAGTATTGTCAGATGTGGTGGTTTCAGTGCTGGTGATTCCAATGGCGGCAATAGCGTTGTTTTCTCCAACTGGTATAGTAACGGCTTTTGCCTCATACATCATAGTGAGATTTTTTAACTAAAATAAAATTGTAATTTAGTGGATTTGGATTCAAGAAAAATCAAATTTTTTTTTCAGTGTTTGTTTTCAGTGTTTGTTGGTGGTGTAGTTAATTGGTTCCATAAAAAAATAAATTTGATTTGATGTTGTTTCATTTCACAAAACATCAAATAGATAGATAAATAAATGGCTTCTTATTCTTACACTGTTTTTTTACATCCAGGTATTACTAAAATTTTAGATGATCCAAAAAATAAAGAATTGGTTGATTTTATAAAAAAACACAAAGACAAAATCAATAAACTGGATGATACAACTGTGCTTCAAATGCTTACAACAAAAATAACACAATTGGACAAACTCATTCAATCAAAATTACAAATTGCAAATACATTATACACATCTTTTTATCAACCACTTATTCAAAAACGCATTAATCAATTAAATAAAATCCATGAAACAAAAAATTCAGATCAAAACCATTATGAGCCGTTAGATTTTTTTCATTTTAACACTAGGATTCAATTCCCATTGGACGTTATCAATCAATTTCCCAAGATTAAGGAAATTCATTTGAAAATTTTAAAAATTGACCACTTGTTACGTCAAGATTTATTAAAACTAAAAGCGAATTTGTCTGATCTTCAGTTCTTTTATCTTCGCCGAACAGGTCAAATTGGAACGCTGGATGCGGGAGCATATTCCAACATACCACGAGCATTTGACAATGATATTCAATCATGCCAAGATCAATTGAATAAATTATCCAATACGGGATATTATAAAGAAGAAACCATTGTCAAAATGAATAAAACAGATAAAGTCAATGGATATAAATTATATGATACATGTGAACAAAACATTTTTGAAGAGGATTATTTTCTACAATATAAAGAAATATGGATGGAAAATACACCAATGACTATGGAAGAATTTATAGGGCAATTTGAAGGATGTACAGAATGGAGTAAACAAAATCGTCATGGAGATTCTTACACAGGATTTTGGGAATATCCAGAAGGATCATATGAACGAGAAAACGCCTGGAGTTTAACACAAGAAGATAATCTTCAGGGGTTGTATGAATTGCCTTATCCAAAAAAATTTATATTGGAAACAGTTCAAATTGGTTGTCAAAATCGATTGGAATGTGTGCGTTACTCGAATTTTTTATGTGAATGGTTCAAACGAAAATTAGATTTATTGGAATTATACTCATCTGATTCTGAAATTGAAATTGTTGATTGAATTATTGTTTTTAATTATTACTGGGTTTAGTGATGACCCGAGTTAATAATTTTTGAACAAAAGAATTTGAGTTATTTTTAATATGTCATAGAATTATTATAAAGACATTTTTGCTTTGTTTAACCAAATATATAAATTATATTTAAGTTAATATTTTTAATTTTGATTACATCACCATATTTTTTTTAAATGTCAAAAAAAAAAACAACTTTGCCAAAAAATACACAAAAAAGAAGAACAAAAAAACATTATCCCAAAGAAAAAAAACATCGTTCCAACAAGAAAAAACATCGTTCCAAAGGAAAACATAAAAATTCCAAAAAAATGAGAATGTTGCGAGATTTCAAACAAAAAATTGAGTATCAATTTAAATATGCTGTTGGTAATCCACTTCGACCAATGATTAAATGTATTCAATTTTTACCAAATTACCAGTTTAGTAAAGAAGAATTTGGCCCGGAAATGATGATATATAAACTTCGTAATCCGTATTTTCATGCCAAACAAATCATACAAAAATTAAATTTGTTTTGTTATTTTGCAAAATATATGGATTTAATTCATGATTTACGGCAACTAATTTTTGAGTTGTATAATGATATTAATTTAAACCAAATATATGAAAAAGAATTAAAACGACAATTGTATTCTCGAAATGGAGATGCAAGATTAGATTTAATTCGCAGTGTAGAATTTAATATTGGTGGAATGAGATATTGGTGAATTCTTCAAAGCGCTACAAAGGGTAAAAATAATCAAGAGAGTCATATGTCATTATTTGTGGCATTGAAACATAAAATTCATTCTCATTGATCAAATCTCGAAGTTGGTGAATTTCCCTATGAAATATTTTGTCCTGAAATGGAATAGGTTGATCTGTGCGTTTATATGCCAATGTAATGTGAAATGGATATTTTTTTTCTTGGTTCCATTTGTTGTAAAAATGCCGTAATTCATGACATACAAATTCCACATCTATTCCCAAAGTTTTCCCAATAAAAATATTAACAATTTTTAATTTTAATGGAAATTGATAATTTGATATTGATCGAAGTTTGTTTATATCTGTTTGAATTAAATTACGTTTTACAATATGGTCATTTTGAAATCCAAATATAGTCATGTGATATGACGAATGTGGAACAGATTGAAAATGTTTTTGCAAAATAATGGATGTGTTGAATAACTTTTCAATTGATTTTAAGTTCGTTGGGAAATAATTTCCGTGTTGGTCATTACCACAACACATTGAAATACAAGTCATACCAGAAAATGATTTGAATTTACCGGATAAATTAATTTTTTTATCGTAATAGGACGATGTGAGTTTTGGAGTAATATTAATTTTGTTGGATAGAGACATTATTTTATGGTTTGTACCTTTTTAAAAAAAAAGTATTGAATTTTTCAATAAAAATCAATTTTATTTTAAATCCTTTTTTTTACCCCCATTTAAAGAACTGACAAACAATTTAAACATAATTCTAAGAGAATAATTTAATAGAATGAATTCTCATTTGGCACAACTACAGTCACAACCACAGCCATGTACAATCTCAAATTTAATTACAGTTTATCACCAAACACCGAAAAATATCGTTGGGCGTACAAGTTATAATAAAATTCAGTCATTTATTCAAAAACCTGATTGTCAACGATCGATCGATGATGATCATGTAAATGAACTTTATGTATTTGAAAACAAACATTTTCAAAAATATGGAGAATTTTTTTTCCCAAAATCGATTGTCATTGGATTTTTTAATAATAAGTTTTATGTTATGGATGGTCAACATCGTTTGAATTGCGTAAAATATCTTGTATCAAAATACAAACGAGATATTGAATTAAATGTATCAATTTTAATATTAAAAGACGAGTGTGAATTAGATGAAAAATTTCTAGCCATCAATCAAAATACTCCAGTACCTATTTTATCTAATGACATAAATGGATGGAAAAATTTTAATAAATATGTTGAAGAATATTTCAAAACCAATTTTGGAAAATATATTAAAAAAAGTAATAATCCAAATAGTCCTAATTTTAACATCACAAATTTATTTGAACATATAAAAAAACACCGCGTCGCACAGCGTCTAAAAAACGATTATAAAACTTTTTTACGCGAATTGGAATGTCTAAATATTTATTATCGCCAAACTTACATGGAAAGTATTGTTTTACATACTACAACAACTAATATTTTAAAAAAAATCGTAAAAAGTAAACAAATTCAATCACACAATCCGTTATTTGTCACATTATTTAAACATTTTGAATGGGTAAACCGAATTGTCCATAAAATTGAGAAGGGAATTGAATATGAAAATATGGTTCATGTGGACAGTCATTATCGAGAGCGCATAAAGAAAAAATTGAAACGAGCTGTTTGGTCGAAACATTTTGACAATAGTTTGATTGGAAATTGCTATGTGTGTGTAGATTCGTTAAATTATGATGAATTTGAATGTGGACATATTCAATCTGTATTTTATGGAGGAAAAACAAATTTATTAAATCTTGAACCAATATGTAAAACTTGTAATCGGGACATGGGAATTCAAAATTTGGAAGAATACAAAAAACAATTGGAGAGTGAATTTGTTGATCAAAAAAAAAATGAAAAAACAGAGTGGTGAACAAACACGTTGAGTGAGTGGTCAATTAAAACCACATAATAATTTAAAAAAAAAACAATTAAATTTGATTTTTTTTTTAAATAGTTTTTTGTCATGTTAAATCAAGAAAATATGTATATTCGCGAAGAAGGAGAAGAAGAACGCGATTTTCATGAATCTCATTTCAATTTATTTGGTCAATTTTATCCATATTATGGGACATATTCAAATAATGGGTGGTATGGACATGACTCTGATAATTCAGACGATGATTATTATCAAATATTTATGCCAACGCAATTAGAAGAAGAAGGACCAAAGGAATCTCATAAAAAAGAACCAAAGGAACCAGAAAAGGAACCAGAAAATGAAAATAAAAATGATACGGATTTACTGAGTGATTTCTTTTCTGACGGTGAAAATAGTACGAATAACAGAAATGAGGACACTGATGAGGACACTGATGAGGACACTGATGAGGATACTGATGAGGTGGATACTGATGTTAACAAAGAAGAATCAGTGGAAGTATGTCCAACAGGAGTAATTGCTTGTCGTTATGGATTAAATTGTCATTTGGGAAGTAGCAAGCGACATTTAATGCAGTTTTGGCACCCATCGAAGTTTTATGATAAAATATCCATTTCCGTTTCTAATAAGGAACTTAGTGATGAAGAAAGTGAATCAGAGGAGGAAGAGGAAGAAGAGGAAAAAGAACTACAACCAATTAGACTGTCAATTAGGAGAAGAGAAGGACCTTTGGAACCAATGGAACCAAGACAACTCATTCCACTACCTGTTCACTCAAATTATAGAAATATGGAAACAAAATATCAAGAAAATTATCAAAGTTATTCTTATCATGATAAACCAGAAAGACGAACTGATTAATGATCTGTACATTTATGGTTTTTCTAATAATATTTGGATCAGCATTTCAACAGACGATATTTATGGTTTAAATAAGTTCCCATCATATGTTCTAACATTGTAAACCATTGGATAATTGAAGTGTCTTTTGGTTTAATCAAATCCATTTTATAAAAAAAAAGAATTTAAAATATAAAAAAGATATTAAAGGATTATTGGGTATTTTTTTTATAGGATTATAGATAAACAAGTATGTGTGATGAAATATTAAAATCTCCTTATTTACGAATTGTTGTAAACAATCGACGTGGATGTAAATTACGTTACAGTCATCAAAATGAATTTAGTTCTACAGTTGAATTAAGAATAGATTGTAAATCAACTGAAACACAAGGTCTATTATATAATGATACTTCTGGAATAGTATGTACCATAGCATCTGATAATAATTATGTGGATTTTAATTTTGAAGATGTTCAAAAAGCAATTAATAAAGGAAAAACATCTTTTATGACGGAAGATTTCAAGACGTATGTGTTGGAAACATTTGAGAAATCAGACGATGGAAAATTATGGATATCATTAGTTGATCGTGGTAAAAAAAATAAACGATTAATTTGGCCATTGTCATTGTTTGATTCAATGGAAAAATTTTATATTCGACAAATGAAAGAATATATTGACAATGAAGAAGAAACAAAAAACACCATCATTCTTCAATAAGTTTTTTATTTAAAAATTTTTTATTTAAAAGTTTTTTATTTAATAAGTTTTTTATTTAATAAGTTTTGTTCACTTAGTTTTTGTTTATAGTGTAAAAGTCATTGGCATATCCAATATATTCTTTTGGATCAAGTGTGTCTAACATTTCACCAATTGATCCATCATCTATTTTTGATTTAATTAGTTCATAACCATTTTCTTGACCTTCTTTTCGCATTTTAGTCTGTAAACCTTCTGTGACAACAATTTGATGTTTTTTTAAATCCATATCCAATTGTTTCGAATTTACAGAAAGTTTATCTAAACCTTTCAATATATTATCCAAAGCAATATGAATATAACCAAATATAGAACCAAAATTACGCGAAATCGTCGAATCACATAGATCACGCTGTAATCTGGAAATTGGCAATTCTCTCGAACAAAATTCCAATAAACAATTTGCCAACCCTAAATTTCCCTCTGCATTTTCAAAATTAATGGGATTCACTTTATGTGGCATTGTGGATGACCCAATTTCACCTTTAATTTTACGCTGAATTAAATATTCCTGGGAAATATAAAGCCATATATCACGACAAAGATCTATTAAAATAACATTTTGACGTTTTACCAGGTCAAATAATTCAGAAATAGAATCATAATTATCAATTTGTGTGGTAAATTGACTTCGATTGAGTCCCAATGATTTGACAAATTTATCAGCAAATAGGCGCCAATCGGTTAAATCAGGATAAGCATAAACATGTGCATTAAAATTTCCAGTGGCTCCACCAAATTTCGCAAATAATTTTAGCTTTGTGAGTTGTGCCAATTGTTTCATCAATCTGTACGAAAATACTTTAAATTCTTTCCCCATAGTCGTCGGGACAGCAGGTTGTCCATGTGTTCGTCCAATCATTACGTGGTTTTTCCATTTTTCTGCCAAAGATTCTAATGATTGATATACTTGTTGAATCTTTGGTAAAAAAAGCATGTTTATGTATTCATAAACAGACAAAGGCACCGCAGTATTATTTATATCTTGGGATGTTAGCGCAAAATGAATTAAATGGGTTTTGTTATTTAGCCCAAGATGTTTAAATTCATCTCGTAAAAAATATTCCACTGCTTTGACATCGTGATTCGTTGTTTTTTCATATGTTTTGATAGTTTCATAATTTTCCAGAGAAAAATTTTGATAAATTTGGCGCAGTTTGGAACAAATTGTTTTGTCCAATGGATCATGTTGAGTTATTGAATGTAGTTGTATGAAATATTCAATTTCAATTCTTGTTCGATACCGAAATAATGCAAATTCTGAAAAATATTTGGATAATGGTTGAGTATATTTATGATAACGACCATCGAGGGGAGATATCGCAAGTGGAGATGCCGCGAGGGGAGATGCAACGACTGTTTGTTTGTTCATTTTTATGATATGGTATATAAATATTGAGAGTTAATTTTCCTTTAAATTCAAATTTTATTTAATTTATTGTCAATTCCAAATTCATTGTCAATTCCAAAATAACTCACATGTCATACAATAAAAATTTGTATTTATTATTGTTCATGATTATTAAAAATATGGTATTTTTTTTTATATCTACAGTTAATTTAAAGTTATTAATTAATTAAATTTCAATTATGGAAATTAATGAAGAAGATAATTGTTTTAACGACAATGTTTTTATATTTGAATTGGATAAAACTAAAATAATTACATTGAGTGAAACAGATGAATCATACAAAAACTTTCTTTATAAAATTTGTGTGTCAGATGGATTCAAACCAACATTACATATTGAATGTAATGGAGATATAAAAACTATTGATATTTATTGTTCCAGTGATAATTTAACAAATTTAAATAATGATTATTTATTTGTAAGAGAGTCAAATGATTATTCTGCTTCAAATAATGATGTGATACTATTTAATGTGGAATTCACAAATTTTTGTTTGTATTTTAATCATCAGTTCAGAGAAAATAAAATATATACAATAATGTACGTAGATATAGGTATAGATATTTCAACAATTACTATATTTACACGGACAGCGAAT